GAGGATGGTATCAACTCTACCAAGATTGAGGCACTTAACTTGGAAATTAGTAAGGTGACAGATACTGAAATTGCCTCTGACTATGGTCTAGTTGGTGTAGACTTGACGAATGTTCTGGGTGAGGGTGTTGACCGCGGCAGTGATGCGGAAGCTTTGGCTACCTACGTAGAACAAGTGAAGGCGGATCGCAAGATGTTTGTAGAAGGCGTATTCCGCAGAGGCCGTCAGGGTGGTGTGTTTGCGGCTGTGAACTTGGAGCGTCTTATCTTCAATGTCAAGACAAAGTTCGGTCTTACTACAGAGCAGCGTACAAATCTGACTCCTCTCCATGTTCTCAATGGAATCACAAAAGTCCTGCAGAACACTCAATCATTCCACAAGACTTGGGCGGCTCTTTTACGTCACTACCTGGCTCCTGCAAAAATCATTGTAAAAGAGCGTTTCACTGAATCCGCCTTTGACACATTATGCGAGATGTTGATTACAAAGAATTGGCAGGCCTGGGTTCAGCCTGGTGAACTCGTGGGAATTATTGCAGCCCAGAGTATTGGCGAACCATCCACACAGATGACTCTCAACACTTTCCATTTAGCAGGAGTAGCCTCCAAGTCGAACGTGACTCGTGGTGTACCGCGCCTCAAGGAAGTTCTCAAGGTCACGCAAAATCCGAAGGCAACCTCTCTAACAATTTCTCTGAAGCCTGAGTATGCCAATAACAAGACGAAGGCTCGTGAAGTCGCGCAAGAGTTGGAGTTGACGCTACTGCGTGATATGACGGTGAAGACTGCAATTTACTATGACCCCAAGGACTCACAAAGTGTACTGAAGGAGGACAGAGAGCTTCTTGAGTTCTACAAGCTGTTTGAGACGGCCGAAGGCCAGATGGCCTGGAGCAAGTACATTCTGCGTATTGAACTTGACAGACAGCGTATGTTTGACAGAAACATTACTATGGATGATATCCACTTTGTTCTGCGTGAACGTCTGGGTAGTAATATTAACATTATCTATTCAGACTTCAATAGTCAGAAGCTGGTTATGCGTATCCGCCTATCATCAGAGTATATGGAAGAGACGAAGACTGACCCTTCAAGCATGGACATGATGTCAGCCTACAAGAAGTTCCAGAACAAGCTTCTGAATTCCGTGATTATTCGCGGCCTTCCTGGCATTAAGGCGGCCACGTTCCGCAAGGGCGATGAGCGCTACGTGTTTAATGAGAAAGAGGGTAAGTATGAGACGAAGGAAGAGTATATTCTTGATACGGATGGTAGCAACTTCCTAGAGGCTATGAACCATCCTGCAGTAGATGGCAGCCGCGTGTATAGCACACATGTACACGATATCTATATGCAGCTGGGTATTGAGGCTGCACGTGCAACACTGTACAATGAGATTCAGACTCTGTTCGAGGAAGGCCAGATTAACTACCGCCATCTGGGTCTCCTAGTGGATGTTATGTGCCGCGCTGGGCGCCTCATGTCAGTTGACCGTTATGGTATTAATAAGCTGGACATTGGACCTCTAGCCAAGGCATCCTTTGAGGAGACTGAGCGCATCTTGCTGAAAGCTGCAGTCTTTGGTGAAATGGATCCGATTACAGGTGTTTCTGCGAATATTATGACAGGTCAGCCTATCCGTGCAGGTACGGCATTCAGTGATATTCTCTTAGATGAAGTGGCGGTTCTACGTCTGCAGAAGGGTCTACCACCTGTAGGACCCTTGGATGAAGAACAAGCGCCTCCTACAGGAGAAGAGGTTGACGCAGAACTTACACAGAATGCGGATGACATTTGCAATACGAATCGTCTGCGCATGAACATCACTCTACCCAAGTCAACAACACTGATTGATGATGAACCTGATATTGAAATCGCCGTCCTGGAGGACGATGAGTAGGCTCTATGTAAATCGCCGTCCTAGAAGATGATGAGTAGACCATTACACATACAATAGCCCATACACATATTCTTTTTTATTTGGATAACATGTTCCAAATAATCGGTCAAGCCAATATTCTCCAAAATTATAATTTCCGTGTTTATGATGTAATAAATGATGATTACCAATTAACCATGAACAACGATTATCATGCCGCATATATCCACGCATCAAGACAACAAAAAATGCATACAAAAGTTCAATAGAAGGTTTGTAGAATAGAAGAGGAACAAAAATTCCTATAGTTTGTAAGGGGGTTTCTATAATATGCCCATCCATCGTATTCCAGAATCGGAGGTCTTTATATTTGACGACATGATGAATTTTATGGATAAAATAGAATGAGCGACTATGTAATAATACATGAGAAATATAAAACCATATATCATATCCTACTATATGATATATGGTTACCAACATACTCTAATTTATTGCCTGAAATATTACAAGCCAGGTTAAACATACAAAACAAATACTAGGTAATGGACGTCGAAGTCCCCTGGGAACTGAATCAATGTATTCCTTTTCAAGGTACATTACCGAAACTTATATATATTCAAGAAGGCTGGAAAGAATCTGAACACACTAATATTATCACTTCAAAAAACAAGATTTCTCATATTGAATCGCACGAAGAATGGGAACTTCGCAAGAAAATTACCAATCCCTATGAAGCTATTTTTTCAGGAACGAATGACTCGACCTTCCCCTCTTTAGCAAAAGTCCATCCTCTCAGTCGTTCTTATTTCAAAATGATTGAGATGTTACAAGTTGTAGAATTCTGGAAAACTGTGTCAAAGGGGGTGAAGTTCCGTTCAGCCCATATATGTGAAGGACCTGGTGGATTTCTACAGTGTATTGTGGAAGCTCTAAAAGAAAAGAAAATTCCCATCGAGGCCTTATATGCAATGACGCTACGACCCACAAAAAGCCATATTCCTGGATGGAGAAGGTCTATCCAGTTTTTGCGCAAACACTCGCAGATTCAACTGGAGTATGGCGTAGATGATACAGGGAATATTCTTATACCTGAAAACCAAAACCTCTTTTGTAAACGCGCAGCTGATTCCCAGATTTTTACTGCAGACGGTGGATTTGATTTTAGCGTAGACTATGGAAACCAAGAACAAATGGCTTTCCCTCTTTTACTTGCGTCATTTACAATGGGTTTAGGATGTATTGCAAAAGGAGGGTCGATGATTATCAAATTGTTCGACATCTACAGCCGTGCTACCCAAGACTTATTCTTAGGAACCGCCAGACTTTTCAAGAAATTTACCATATACAAACCTGCAACAAGTCGTCCATGCAATTCTGAACGTTATTTTATCGCAATTGACTATATTGGTAGCCGAGACCCACAGAGTCTCGCATGGATTCAGCATCTCAAAGATGCTCAAGCCAAACACGCACAATCCCCTTTAACACGCCTCATTGAAGGGGAATGGCCTCCTCAAATCTTGGAAGCAATTCAAGAACAAATTGAATGGCAAGAAAAACAACAAATACAAATTATTGAAGAAACCTTGCAATTTGATATGAGCAAGTTGGAAGAGAAAGTCACTACAAATATACATATGAGTAAGAAATGGTGTGATGCCTTTGGAGTACCTTCTTCCTAATTACTGTCTTTCTTCTTTCACTTCCATATCAGGCATTCTCGGTTTAATATACATATCATGTAAACGTTGACCTACAATTACAGATGCCTGGTGTTGGGTCAAGTCACCCGAACCCATACGTTCCAGCATCGCAACCATAGTTTTCAAAGAGCCCTCATTATATTCTTCTGATTTCGCAACCATTTTGAAAAGAGAAGGAAAATCTTTTGCAAATCTCGGAAGTTCTAGAGTAATCTCATCTTCCGTTTTTCCAGAATCTTTCATAGCTCGTATTTTATCGAGGTTTGAACGAATATATATAGAACGAGCCTTTGCTACATCTGGCTCTAAGGGCACAGCTGGTTCTTCCTCTTGAAGATGCGGGGAGCGCTGAAACTGAGATTGACGGGGTGCAGACATTTCTAGTTTTTCTCTATTACCAAAAATGGTTTATTTCGTATAATTACCCGCGGTAGATTTAGAGACTCGCCATGTCAACTCTACCTCCTAACCCTTCTTTCAATCCAAATATTCCTATTGTAAGTTCTGCAGGTGGTACCAGTGCTGCTTATAAAAATCCCAACTCGCCCGAATCTATTATGAAAAACCTCGCAACATTACAAGTACAAACAGCCGTTGACCAGAAGTATGATGTAGCTCAAAGCCCTTACTATAAAGAAGCCTTTGTAAACTTTTCTTCTTCCTCCGATATGATTCGTATACTTATCGCCTGTATTATAATCCTTTTAATTTGTCTGGTCGTCTTTAAAACTCTCCGTTTTGTTGCAAAAGTATTTCTGCTGACTCTTGCGGTGGTTTCTTCCCTTCTTGTAATACACCTCTATGTTAGAAACGTAAATGATAAGTGAACGTTTGAAAGAAATTTTGAAAATACTCAGTGAATATCGTATGCATATTATTCAAAATGATACTCTAGCTTCTCAAGAACCAGAGGAAACAATTCAAAATGTTCGTATTACACTAGCAAATGATGGAGATATAATTGAAGACTATTTACGTTGGCGTACAGTCCCTTCCACTGATAAACAAGAATTGATTGACTGCATCAACTCTTTATCAAAACAAGTTGACCCATGGAACATACACGTATCATCTCTGGCACCGGAATGGTGCAGATTGATGTTCAAAGACTACCCTTTAACACTCTCCCCTGAGCATATAGCACGGTTGTATAAAAATTCAGGTATAACAGATGGAGACGAGTAAGTGCCCTCCAGGATTTATACGTCGTCGTGGTTATACGCGTAAAAATACAGGAACGCATGTAAAGAGCACATGCATAAGAACTACAAGCAAGTATAGTAGTCCTGCGAAAAATACGAGTCGCCGTCAAAAGAATCGCTTAGGGTCTTTGTTAGGGACTAAAAAGGTATGTCCTCCTGGCGAAGTGGCTCGTAAAGCATATGTGCGCCGTATCACTGAACGTGTACGTAAGGAAGGATATACACGCACTACAAAGACAGGTAAGTCTATCAAGGTATTTCCGAAAGCAAAGCCCGTCTTTGTAAAGGCCGCTTGTATAAAAGACCTTGGAAAACCTGGAAAGTTGCCTGAGGGGGCTCCGAGGATAGGTCCTCTCCGCAAAGGAGAGTTGAAACGCTTCGGCTATTTATACAAACTCCCCGATGTACAACGCCAAGCCGCTCTAAAGTCGGCTATCAACGAACTGGGAGCTTTGGATATATATCGTAAGTTGGATGCTGTGGCGAAACTGAGTACATCATCCGCTCCTGCAGCATCTGTGATATTTGCGAAAGACAGAGACTGGGTTCGTAAGACCTATGGACCTCTACGTGCCTTCTAAACTAAACTTCCCTCTTTCTGTTTCTAGGGGACAGTCAGATGTTGGGTATTCTCCTCACGACACTTATATTTATAGGTGTCTTGGTGGGAGCTTCATTCATGACAAATATAAAAGACGTAACTACAAATTGGTCAACGTACAGATGTCGTCCCGATGTCATGTTAATGGCACCAATGTATGGAAAAGACGCCGTAACAAACTTGGAATTCTGTCTGAAGAATGGATTCGATAATCGTGCTGCCTCCGCAACATCACCCTTTTACACATATCTCGCATCATTTACAGGAGTTCTTTCAACACTTCTTGGAAGCATCAACAGTATTAAAATGATATTTGCGACAATTGTAGGTACGGCATCGACAGTATTTAGTGAATTCTCTCAACGTATTCAAGCCCTCTTTTATCGTGTGCAATTAACCGCCATACGTATGAAGTTTTTAATGAGTCGTATATCGGCAACGATGTATAGTATTATCTTTATGGGTATGTCAGGATTAAAAGCAGGACAGAATTTCAGCAATACCTTCTTATTTCAATTCCTTGATACATTCTGTTTTGATCCGAATACTCCAATCTTTGTAAAATCTCGTGGGTTCATTCCTATATGTGATGTGAAGATTGGAGATGTTTTACAAAATAATGAAATTGTTACAGCGACTTTTCAGTTTAATGCTGATGGTCAACCTATGGTAAAGCTTGGCGATATTCTTGTCAGTACCAACCACTACGTAAAGTACAATACTCAATGGCTTCAAGCAAAATACCATCCGACAGCAACGGCTGCAGAAAACTGGTCTGGGGGTTTGAAGCGTCCACTCATATGTCTAAATACGGATACACATTCGTTTACGATTGGCGACTACACTTTTAAAGACTATGATGAAACCTCCGAAGGCGACAAGGAAGCTATGGAAAAAGTGATGAAAATGTTAAATGGGAGTTCTATAGGTCTGTGCACAACAAATGACTCCACCATGGCCTGTGAGCCTAATACTCTTTTAAAAATGTGTCCGGCTTTTGGTTCTCACAAAAAAGCTAAGGATATTGTCCTTGGAGATGAATTGAGCCACGGAAGAGTTGTAGGACTTGTTCAAAAACTAACGTATGATGTATGTGAATATAAGGGAGAGGTATTTGCTCCTGGAACAAGTATTTGGTGTGAAGAAAAACAAGCATGGGCACGTGCTTCTGACTTATCTACCCCTACAGCCCTCATAACTCCTCAGCCATTTATATCCTTTGTTGTGAGCCCTTCTGCAAGTGTAGAAACTGCCACAGGGCTCATGTTTCGCGACTATGTAGAAATTCACAGCCCCGATTTGGAAGCTTCCTATACAAATGCTCTACATAAGGAAGTTTGAAAGTCCCGCCATGTTTCAGTAGTTGGAGTTAGAATGCTAGATGCAGTTCCACTTCTAGCTGTTACCATAGGACTTATTGGTATTTTCTTACATATTTTTGCAAACTTACAACTTACTCATATTCGTGCAAACTGGAATGATATGCGATGTAATCCACTTGTTGTTGCTATTGCGCATCTCGTGCCTGACGGTAAAGATCCAAATGTAAACCCGACACAATTTTCTGCTGATAACTTTCAATTCTGTCTGGCTCAACTTATGGATGCATCAATCGCTCTTTCAATGGCTCCTATCATGGGCATTTTTCAGAAACAAGTACAAGTAACTCAACCCATAAGTGAATCTATGAATTATTTACGAGCGAGTGCAACCTCCCTTTTACACCCTCTGAATGCAGCCTTTCAAAGTTTATGGCAAAAGATAAAGATTTTTGGATATGAAATTGCTCGTATTTATCAAAAATTACATTCGGCATTTGACCGTGTATTTGGTATTGCGGTATCTTCTATATTTGCTGGACTGAGTATGTACAAGTCCATTCAAAATATGTTGAAATTTGTAATACTTGTGATTATCATTATTATGACAATTTTAATAATTCTGATGATATTTGCCTTTTATTTATTATTCCCGGTAATGCCTGTTATTATAACCACTTTAGCAGTGATTTCTGCTTCTGTATTTGGTGGTTCCGTAGGTGGAATGGCAGATGCTTTTTGTGTATTTCCAGGTACTTTAGTGGCAACACCTACGGGTTGGAAACCTGTGGAAGAACTGAAGCCTGGAGATGCTTTGCGCCAAGGATTTGTTGAGGGAGTTTTAAAGACAAGTGCAAAAGGTGGGCGATATGTTTCTATTGGTAGTATTCATCTTTCTGAATCACATCTCATTTTTGATATATTTGACAAGACTTGGAAAGCGGCGAAGTATCATACGATGGCACATGTTTCTGTTGAGCCAGAGCCAGAGTTCTTATACTGTCTAAATACGAGTACAAGGACATGGGTAGTGTCTGGTGATACGTGTGAGTTTACTTTACGTGACTGGGAAGAATTGTCTGAAGATGACTATGCAGAGTTGGACTGGGAGAAGATGGTATTTTCGATGTTGAATAAAAATTCTAAAGACATTAAACAAATTCCCCGTATGTTATGTCCAGGCCGTGGGCTTTTATCTCCTAATACGGAAGTTTATGATAAACAGAGAGGAGCTGTGACGATATCTAATATACATATTGGAGACTTTGTAAAAGATGCCTATAATACCTATACAGAAGTCTTAGGAATTTATACGGATGGGAGTGAAAAGGTGCCACGCTCCGGACCTAATTTTTCAGCATGGATATGGAATTCAGAGCTGGAACTCTGGGATCATCCAGAGGAATCTCAATCTGAGACCGAGGGTTTAGGTTGTCATTTGATTACAAAGTCAGGAATCTTTATGATTGAAGGGGAGAAGTTTGTACGTGATTTTACAGAAATTGGCGCGGATAGAATTCATGAGACCTATTCCTTCGTGAAAGACTTTTCTATGCATTGGTAGAAATGATGAGACGCGCAACGTTCCTCATTAGCGCGTTGTGCTTATTAATTCTTGCAAATATTTTGATGATGTCCTATGCTTCTCCGGCTTTTATGGCACGTAGTGAAGGGTTTGTCAACCATTTGGAGAAGATTGCTGACAAAAAGGAAAAGGTGCCCCAGGGATTTAAGAATCAGGGCAGTAAGCAAGGATTCCAGAACTACTCTGGCAACCCTGGCGGTGCTCGTAGTTCGTATGAACCGATTGGCGCTTTTGACGGTGTAAAGCTTGACCCGGCGAATGGTGTTAGCAGCTGGCGCAATACGGCTCCGAATGAGCCTCTGAATGGCTACTTCCCCAAGTTTGAGCCTGGTGCTGACAATCTCTTCATGTTCAAGGATAACCAGTGCAAGCCTGAATGCTGCGGTGCTAGCTATTCTTGCGATGGTGGCTGCGTATGCACAACGCCTGAACAGCGCGAGTTCATCAACCACCGTGGTGGAAACCGTACCAGCCCCGAGAGTGGTGTGTAAACACCCAACTCACAGCCAAACAAAGGAGAGTGGGGTGTAAAACACAAAGTTTAAAGCGTAAACTAATTCTAGGTTAGGGTAAAAACCCTATTCTACAATTAAAAACATCAAAAATCAAAAAAACTCGTGGGCTTCCCCTTGGAATGCTTTTCTATGTTTCAGAATCCGACGAGTTTTTTTACACATCTCGAAATTTATATATGACTGTATCTAAATATTCTACATTCTTGGCTATTGAATCAAGCTGCACATAGAATGTACCATCTCCTCCATATCTCATTATCCATATTCCTTTCTTATTCAAATCATGGGGAATAATTCCACAAGCAGTATTAATAGCGTATTCTTGCAAATAATTTCCAGGGGGTATCTTATTATTAAAAGAATCAAGTATTTTTGCAATATATAAGGTCTCTGTATTAACACATAATTTACGAAGTTCATCAAATGCACCTTCAACATATACATCATCATCATCTGCATGCATAACAAAGTCTGTTTTTTCTAACTTTCTTGCATACTTATTACGAATACCGTGTCCCCAACAACCTAAGTTTGGACTTTGTCGGATAAGATGAATTTGACATTGTGCTCCTTCCGTGTTTACTACAGGTATCTCTACATCATCAAATACAATTGTAAGATGGTCACATGCATGTAGTTGTGATACTATCGAAGTTACTATTCTTTGTAAAGATGGTCGTCCAATGCTTGCAATGAGAACGTGAAAGGATGGCATTTACACAAGCTTAAGTTATTCTCTAATCTTATATCAACGCACCAGACAATAAAATGCTTTTCTATGTTTCAGAATCCGACGAGTTTTTCACACATCTCGAAATTTATATATGACTGTATCTAAATATTCCACATTCTTGGCTATTGAATCAAGCTGCTCATAGAATGCACCATCGCCTGCATATGTCATTAACCATATTCCTTTCTTATTCAAATCATATGGAATAATTCCACATGCAGTATTAATATAGCCTACACGCAAATAATTTCCAGGGGGCATCTTATCATTAAAACAATTAAGTATTTTTGCAATATATAGGGTCTCCGTATTAACGCATAACTTACGAAGTTCATTAAATGCACCTTCAACATATACATCATCATCATCTGCATGCATAACAAAGTCTGTTTTTTCTAACTTTCTTGCATACTTATTACGAATACTATGTCCCCAACAACCTAAGTTTGGAGTTTGTCGGATAAGATGAATTTGACACTGTGCTCCCTCCGTATTTAGTGTAGGTATCTCTACATCATCAAATACAATTGTAAGATGGTCACATGTGTGTAGTTGTGATACTATTGAAGTTACTATTCTTTGTAAAGATGGTCGTCCAATGCTTGCAATGAGAATGTGAAAGGATACCATTTACACAAGCTTAAGTTATTCTCTAATCTTAGATGAACGCGGCAGGCAATAACAGACTGTTAAATAGTTTGATACCGCAGAAAAATGTAAATGTAGGAGTAAACAATCGTAGTCCTATGACAAATTCCGGTTCTTCAGGGTCTATCATAGGATTTACTATATTCATTTTTGTTGTACTGGCCTTTGTCGCTGTTCTGTACTTTTTTAAAGAACAGATTCAATCTGGCTGGGATAATTTAATGAGCTATTTCCAAAATGCGCAGAAACAGGACAAAGGACAAGGCCAAGGTCAAGGCCAAACCCCTGTAACAAACCCTTCGCCTCCCCAAGGTGAGGTAGGTGAGCCTCCTAGCCCTTCCGCCCTTTCAATTGTAGAAAAGATTCTGCCCGGTGGTAAGGAAGTATTCTCTATTTCCAGCAACAAATACACATACTATGACGCAGAACCTCTATGCAAGGCATTGGGCGCGGAACTCGCAACATATGACCAAGTCAAAGAGGCTTGGGCAAAAGGTGCGGACTGGTGTAATTACGGTTGGATAAAGGGTCAGATGGCAGTATATCCCACATCCGATGAGACCTACAAAAAACTGCAAGACGGTCCCGCCGAACAACGTCTTGCCTGTGGACGTCCTGGAATTAACGGCGGCCACTTTGACAATCCCGAACTCCGTTTTGGAGCCACGTGCTACGGAGCAAAACCCCCGCAGAGCAAACATGATGAAGAACGTGCAGCAATGGCCACACCTGTAAGCCCCGATGCTCTAGCCTTTGATAAAAAGGTTGCACAGTTCAAGACAGAAGCTGATTCTGTAGGTATACTCCCCTTTAACACAAAGGCCTGGAATGACTAAATCTAAAGCTAAACCTTGGAACCACGACCCCCATGAAGACCTTGCTTAGCCTCTGCAATATAGACATCATCTCTGCCTCTATATACTTCATCGACTTCCGTGTCAGAATAATCATCAAAGAGCATACCATTCTTGCTATTGTCCATATCAATGAATGGATACAGCAGGTGTTGAAGTTCGTGTAAAATGCGTTGACCACACTGTGTATCAGGGTCGAAATCTTCATAGAATCTCCATCTTTCCATAAAGCTAGAGATTCTATCAAAACTCATCACAAATGTATATTCAAGAAAGTCTTCTGGCCAGTCTCTATGATAGGGTTCAGCATACTTGAGCATGCCATTATACTGCTTTGTTACAAATTCTTGAAGATGTATCATGTACATCCATTTTGCAACAATATAGTCCCCGCCGTTCCATTGTGGATCCATCGTATATCCCCACGATTTCATAGACTTCGTCAATTCTTCAGCAAATGCAGGAATATAATCACGGCGAGGTACTTTATAGTCGCCCTGTACCCACACTTCTTGATCTAACCACACTTGAAAATCAGAAGAAGACATTTTTCCTACTGTTACAAGGAATTACTAAACATTTAGAGTACTGCTTGTTTAGGCGACTACTTTTATCAACTTTTTTTAAGACGTGTTTCCGTCGTTGAGCCACGATTCGATTTAATAAATGCCAAAATATCACTTGTCTCGTCTAAACTTCCTGTCGGGCGTTTTGCATAATATTCGTGAAGTAGTTGTTCCAAACGTTGAAGTGTTAAAGGTTGTGCGTGTTTCTCTTCATGAAGTGTAAGGCGACCACCTGCAATTTGTATAATTGCATTTGTCATTTTCACCTTTTGCAAATACTCTATAATATCATGTTCCCATCTGGCTCTTGCTGTCCGGGCTTGCTGTGCTTGACGATTGAATGTTGCGGCCAAGTTATCAAAATGTACCCAGCTCCGAATTAAATCAGCAAGACTCTGAGTATTTAATTGCTGCTGCTCAGCCGAAGCCATTCTATAGACGAATGTTTAAATCAAGAGCCTGTCGTCACCGCAGGGCGTAGTACTAAGATGGTAATAATGCTAAGCATCATAATTATCATAATACCGAATATTGCACAAATGATGATGACATATGGAAAAATCAACTCGATAATATACTGTAAAAAGGGTTGAAGAATAAGAATTTGAATTTTTTTCTTTAGAATATCATTTTGTAACATTTGTACGGTCTTGTCAATAAAGCTTTCCATCCAGGGGGTGATGATATCTTTCATTTATTCTAGTGAGTATAAATTACAGGTACAAAAATCCTCAGAGAAGCAAAGCAAAGCAAATGAAAGTTCATAAGCCGAGTTACAATGCAATGAACAAGGTGTATACTTGCGAACTCAGTGATGGTTTCCGGTTGTCTGTGCAAAAGGAGTCTGGTGATGCCACCGTAGCTGTTCCTACTATTACCGACACGTTGCTCGATTCTTTAACAGAAACTATCATTGATTCTACGAAGGGCTGGTTCTCGAAACCTCTTACGAAAGAATGGCTCCGTCCGAGAATTGTTATTGATGTTTCTTCGAAGGATAAAGTTGCCCAGGACTTTGAAGGGATCGTTGAATTCGTGGCCAAGAAGCTAGTACTATCGAAGGATGAGTTCCGTTTTTACTGTACTATTCATACATTAGTCCCTGCAGAAAAGGTGGTCATTGCTTTTGATGAACCCGAGGAAGTTGCGGAACCTGCAATACCTGAGGCCGACAACCAGGAGGAAGCTTTAGGCATAGGCCCAACCCGGCGTATTCTCCAAAAGGCTCGTGTTATGAAAGAAAGGACAAGGGCTGCAAAGGCTTTGTTTAAGGCCGAGCGCCTTACTCAGGAATATATTCAATTCTATAACGCCGACGAAACTGATTGGGAGGACGAAGACGAGGACGAAACGGCAGGCGACGAATAGGATTAGGAAAATATTACTTGCTACTATTTCAGAAGAGGAAATGGCATCCACCGATGTTCGCTCATTTGTTTTAACATTCTTGTTAATTGTTCTCGTACTGGGTTCTATTTACCTAGTCGACCCGACCTTCTTTGGTCTATTTGGAGGATACCGCAGTGAGGGCTTTGATTCTACACAGGGTGTTGATGCTAACTACAAGGCCAACTACACCAATGATACTCCTGGTAATGCTCAGATGAAGGCGGTAAACTCGAATTCTAACTCTGCAGGTGGTGATGCTTCAACGAATGGCGAGAATATGGGCGCTGTGAATGGATTCAAGAATATGAAGGCAACGGATGCCAGTGGTTCTGATGGCTTCGCTGACCTGCAGGATGTGACGGGGCCTGCGGCCTTTGACAGCGCCCAAGGCCCCGCTGGATGCTACCCCCGTGACCAGCTGACGCCTTCTGAGCTGCTGCCTAAGGATCCTAACTCCGTCTGGGCGCAGCAGAATCCCATGGGCACGGGCTCTCTGAAGGGCAAGAACTTCTTGAGTGCCGGCGCGTTGATCGGTGTAAACACGGTAGGCCAGAGCCTCCGCAATGCGAACTACCAGCTGCGCTCCGAGCCCCCGAACCCCCAAGTGCCTGTAAGTGTATTCTACAACAGCACGATTGAGCCTGACACCAATCGCCGCGACTTGGAGATTAACTAAGCAATTACACAAGAAAGTCTTGAAAAATTAAAAAATCAATTGCTGATTATGTTTCATACGCAGCAATTAGATGACAGACATACAATCTCTGTTTGCAAATGCCTTACAGACTATAAAATCATCTGTTTCCAGCTCATCTCAGTACCCCCTAGTTGATGTACAAAGTAAAGAAGACGGCCGTACCTACCGTGTACGTGATATGCCCGATAAACAACAAGCGGCTGACTTACTTGCTCGTGTTCGTCGCAGAATTTCAAAATTATACAACACTCTTCGTGAGAAGTTCCCTAATAAAGCTCAAATCCGCCAATGGATTCAGAACTTTGAACCTAGCGCCGAACGTTTTACAGAATCTACACCTGATGCTGAGCATACGAGTTATAGTGTAAATAAAGGCGAAAAAATACACTTATGTCTCCGACAAAGAGAAGGTCAGAATGAATCACTTGTTGATGAAAATGTAATGATGTTTGTAGCTCTTCATGAAATGGCACATGTCGTAACACCATCTATGGGACACGGTCCCGACTTTTGGAATAACTTTGCCTGGCTATTAAAACAATCTGAAGGCCAGGGTTTATATTCTTTCCAGGACTTCAAAGCCCATCCTGTAAGCTATTGTGGAATGAATATCACAGACTCGCCCTCTTATGACCCTAAGAAAGATGGAACAGATTTATCAATCGGTTAAGAGTATGCTTTCATGTATTTGTAGATGGAGGCAGCAGGGAATAGTAGTTATGAAGAATTTGTTAAACAAATCCTCCGACCTACAAATTTCACAAGTTTGAAAGACCCTGCATCATCAACTGTACAAATCCTCTTGTTTACGAATCCAAATTCTTCAGAGCCTACTGAAACCTTTGAACTCGATTCTCTCTATCCTTTTCAAACTATCTCTGACTTGTGTACGAGTATCTACATAAAAAAGGACGAACGTGATGAATTTCACCCAGATAACCTATGTCTTCTAAGACCATCATCAACTCCGAATAAGTATGTACATTTTCAATACGTATTCAACAATCGTGACATAGAACTCGACAACCCTTTTACACTCCTTCAGAGCGGAAAGCCAGATTCTCGTTTTGTCGACCTCACAGGAAATACAAAACTCATGAGTACTACTTCTCGTTCTCAACTATTGCTAGAGTCCACCCTATTCAATAAGAAATCAACCACACTTTATTTATATCTTTACCGCGACCTCTATCAAAATTATACAGGCATGAAACCAATTCAGCGAAAGGACTGGGAAGGAATGTTCCGCCCCTACTTTCCTGAACGTGATAAACAATACGAAGACGGCTCTTTGTCAAAAGATGCAAATGAATACAAGACCACTCTAGCAAAACGTTTCAAGTGTCGTGAACAAATGACCGAACACTTAGAAGAACATCTTATCAACAGTCCTCTTCGCAAACCTGGAGAATCTTCACGCGGCACTAGCGTCACCCTGTCAAATATAAGAAATCTAAGATTCATCTGGGAAAAACCTCGGCATTCAGATACCTACAAGTCATTTGATATAGAATCCATATTTTATGACATGCTTGTGTCAAAGGAGGTGCCTTATATTCGTTTTTATCCTAAGGTTGGCGAACCAATAAGTAAGGTACATGTGGATGGTCCCTTGAACATCCCTACTTTAGAGAAACCCGAGCTTCTTTCGCAATGGTCTGAGATGAAGTCTATGTCGCCTGAAGAAAATTTAGTAATGCTAAAGGTGTTTCTTCGTCCTGGAAGTGGGAGTGTAAATCCTCTTTTTGCCACCATGTACATTCATGAAGATGGCTCGGCGAAATTTATTATACAGCCTGATGCGGATACAAAGGCTCTTACGAGTCAGGGCGACTTGTACGACTTAGCAAACATTCTTAAACGAGTGACAGATTCTTTGCCGAAACACTACCCTCTACCAGAACGTTCAGACCTCGTCGCCAAACCCTTTTACACACCTGAAAAAATTGCTCTGGAAGATGCATATATTGTCCTCTCACTCTGGTTAGAAAAGGAAGATACAGAAGTCCCCATTACTCGCAAAGGTCTGATGAGTGTTCTGCCTTTTTACCGCCCATTTTTCCAAGTTTCTTCGAGTCCTCTGCAGTTCCAACACCCTATCATATTCTTGCGTTATAAGAATGTAAATAACTTTCAGACACCTGCGCGAGACTTTCAGTTCCTTCATCGTGTTCTTGACTTACAAAAGCTTGAAGGAAAGACATCTATCCCCAATCTCGTTTCCTACTACATAGACGAGTTTGATGTTCCTTCTGCAATAGCCGAAACTCGTGTTGCAAGTTTTTTAAAAGACTTGACAAAATTTAGTCTCGTCGACCCTGTCACCTTAGATTACAAGCTTGAGAAAAACCCTGGTATTGACATCGCTATCTTCGGCAAATTCCCCTTTTACACAGTTCACATATATCGTGTAAATAATCTTGTAAATCTCCGTCGTATAAAAACACTCTTGTCACTTCTCATAAGCCTTCCTGAGAGTGAGTTTGAAGAAGTTCGTAAGTGTTATTTGACGGTTGCAGGTGAAGATGATGAGCAAGAAGAAAAGGCTGAGGAAGAAGCTGCAGAAGAAGTACGAGAAGTCTTAGACGAGGAACAACCCGTTGAAGCTTCAGCAATGGCCACGATGGCAGCGGCAGAAGTTGCAGCAAATGTAGAAGGAATTTCTCAACAAGAGTTTGCATTTGACGACTTGGGTGCAGACTTTACTGGGTTTGGTGAAGCAGAAGCAGAAGCAGAAGCCGAAGCTTTTCCTCCTATACCCTTAAAAACTCTTGCAGCAAAAGAACATGATGTGGAAGGAGAGGGGCGAGGTCCTCCTTCTGATGATGAGGGTGCTGCTAACGCAGAAGAAGAAGATGCAGATGCAGATGCAGATGCAGAAGAAATCACAGATGTCTCACAACTTAAGAAAACAAAGGCCAAGACTTATTTCCTAAAACGTCTGAATTTCTATGACCAGCGCCTTTTTCAATATACCAAAAGCCACCCAAGTCTCAAAAAATATTCAAGTATGTGTGCAGCAAATGCTTTGAAACAGCCTATTGTATTGAGTGAAGATGAATATGAACGTATGAAAGATATTTATAAACAAGATGAAGCTGATGGAAAGGTTATATGGGTGGAGTATCCTTTCAAAAAGGGTCAGAAAAAACCAGAAAAACCAAATAATAAGACGGAGGAAATTACTGTACTTCGTTATGGAAGTAATTTAATGCCAGGACAGGCAAATATATATATCTGTTCACAGTATTGGTGCAGACAAGATGATATTATTTTATTACCAGCTGACTTTGAAGGAACAAAGGATCGTAAAGGGCGGAATAAAGATAAGGATACCTGTCCATTTTGTGGTGGAGGCGTTGTAAAAAATCGTTTGGAAGTTGTAAAAGGGGAGACTGTTATTGACCGTTCAGGGAAAGAAAAGTCTTCCTCCAAAAAGCGGCACTTATATGTTCGCTTTCTAAAAAAGCGGGTGCATCCTGATGGGCTTTATCTACCTTGCTGTTTTTTGAAAGATAAATCTATGTTTGAAGATATTGAACCTGCATTTAAATCTTCTAAAGCAGTTTCTCAGCTTCTAGCTTCTGGAGAACCTGTAGAAGTTACGCAATCAGCAAAAGAAGAAGGTGATGACATGGTACAATTTAGTGTAGACTATAATAAGAAGTTGAATTCTACAAAGAGCTGGTACATTGTAGGTGCAGAAAAACTTCCTCTAGAAGTTCTGCGCGAAGGTCCACAGATTGGTATTCTACCTCCTAGCGCAGATACATTTTTCGCCCAAGACTCTCGCGATTTGGTAATTAATGACCACACAGTGTGGAAACTTATTACTGATAATGAAAGCCCTAATGCCTCAGGGTTTTTACGAATTGCAGTAGAGAATAGAAAACGCTACCAGCCTGAATCATTTCTTGCAGCTATTGCTCCCTTTTATGGAGTGAACTCAGCAGCAGATATGAAAACCCGTATATTAGAATTTATACAACCCCAAGTCTTTTTAAGTTTGAATTACGGAAACTTCCTATTTGACTTCTACGATCCTACTACTCCTGCACCACACCCTCTTGAATTGAAAGAATTTGCCAATAAACGCTTTTTGAGCGATACAGGCGTAGGTGTCCACAAAGAAGCTATGGCACGTTGCTGGAAATCATTCAAGAGTTTTGAAGCTTTTATGGCCAATCCTATGAAGACAAAAGAGTTCCGCCATTTTGCCAAGTTCCTAAGTCTGCCGAATCTTCTCTACTGGAAAGATAAGAATGGAGAATCTTTAGCAAATGGAATCTTATTTATTATTCTAGAAGTATCTACAAAACATGGTACCTTAGAAGTACGCTGCCCACCGTATGGAATTTCTCCTGCGGATGCGAAACGCTGTGATGTGGCTTTTATAATTCACTATTCTTCAGGAATATGGGAACCAGTTCTATATACTAATAACAATTCTGAGGAGCAGATAAGTGAAACATATATGGTATTTCGTCGTGATGCTGAAGCAGGTTGGCCGAGCATTGTTAGAAAGCGTGTGAAAGAGTACGAAGCCATGTGTCACAGTAGTGGTTTGGGTATCTATACAGATTCAACCATGTTAAATCCGAAGACACTACTTCCTATTTCAGTAGCTATGACAATTGATGCAAATGCGACAGCGATTTTACGCGATTCTTACAATCACGTATCTTCTTTACTCTTTCGTCTCGACATGGGATTTGTTCTCGTACCTGTCATTGATGATGGAAGTGTGTATCCTGCAAAGAAGATTGAACTAGACTGGCGCAATTTCATGAGAGATTTGGCTCCTGGGGCAATAGCCATGGATTTCTATAATACAAAAGTCAAAGAAGTCTTGGATACTCAGCCTTCAGAAATATCCGCCTCTTACAAAATTCAGAGTATTATTCGTCTAGATAAGTCACTTCCTGAACGTGCAGATATTTATGCTCTTCATTTAGCAAATGGACTCTTTGTTCCTATGAAAAAGCCAGAAGAGGGTGAGGAAGTCACTCTTGAGTCTGAGTTATTCAAAGAAGAAGGACAAGAAGCCCCATGGTTTATTGATACAAAACTGGCTTTTGGAAGTAAGAATCCTACTTCTCGCATGGAAATGAACTTCCAAGACTTTGAAGAAATATATCAACACTTGCGCTTTTCTTTTGCAAATTGGTATGCAGTACAAGATGGTAATTTTAAAATGGAAATTAATGATATTCTTTTAAAGAATGGAAAGATGAATCATGCTCTACCACTTTATGAAAAACGCCAAAGACTCTTTATAAAACTTGGAAATGAGATACTGAGTTGGCTGGATTCTTCAGTCTCTCAGCGTGAACGTAGTCCTTCACTGAAACGGCTTGACTGTCATATTATAAATACGGAAGACCAGTGCTCTAATCGTTGTGTCTGGAAAAAAGATGTTGGTGCATGCCTTTTACATGTGCCTGAAACTTATGATATAGGAACAAAACAAGTAGATGCCAAGAGTTTGATGGTAAAAAAACTAATTGAAGAATTGATTCGTTTCCCTTTGAAACGCGATGAACTTATTAACAAGAAAGTTACCCAGTATATTAAACTTACACAGCCATTTCGTAGTGGAAGTCAGTATATTGTTCCTGAATCGAGCAATGAATGGTCAGAACTTCTTCGGTTCGAGTGGACAAAGCAACTTACAGAACAACCCAAGTACTTGGAAGAATTCTCGTCTATAGAACCTCAAACTCTTGCTGAAAACATAGTTGCAGATACAGATGCAGATGCAGAGAATTTATGGACTATAGAACCAATTCCAGAACTCTTGGATAAATATATCGGTGATAAAAAATTACTAGAGAAATACACCTTTTTCATACCTGTTTCAAATTCTGTCTTACCTATTCTAGAATTCTTGGGTGTCTCACAAAAAGATTTAGAAGATGAAGGACAAATCTTGGATGCACCTATCTTAATTAATAAAGAACTCTGCGCCTATGTGGCCAAACGTCTGCAAATGTCAGTTGTCCAAGTAATGTATGAAGAAGAAACTCCTATGCAACCTGACTTATTTATGGCCATTGGAATTAATCCTGTTGACTCTAAAATCATTGCCCCCTTCTTATGGATTCTACAATTGGACGATGGAACTGTTGGAATCTTATCTTCTTCACCAAATACTATAGAAGCTATAGATATTAAACAACTACCCTTTCGTTTACAAAAAGAAGCAAGAAAAAATAAAGCAGTGGATGGATTCCAACTCTCTAGTCCTCAATAAACATGTTTTTAGGAAGTGGGACAGATTCGTCTGCATTTGCATCTGCATCTGCGAATAAAACAATCTTCCCAACCCCCTTTTTCACCGCTCTACGCCGCGCCTCAACCATTTCTTCAACCTCTTCTTCAAGGCGATTTAATTTATAACGTATATAGTTCTTATTGTTTGGATGTAAAACAATCAGAGCCATTTCACTAATCTTTACACCATAGTGCTTCTCGAGAAGCCAGCGATACATGTTTAATTGACATGTATAATGCCAATAATTTGTATCAGGAAAATGCGAGAGAGGACCAAAGCCTGACTGGAAGTTATTCTCCATCTTCATATCTTTCGCGCGTTTCCAGTCATAAATGGCAAAAGTTCCATCCTTCTTATTACGATACACCATGTCAATAGACCCAGCAAGTTTTAGTTCTTCATCCCAGACTTCCCATTCTGTACGCCAGGGCTCATACGTTTTCTCATCTTCACGCCAATAATTCCAGAAGAACTCCCATTCCTTTGTTAATTTTACTTCTGGAGCCACTTCAGCTTCTGCACCATTCATTACCATTTCAATACCCAAGTGCATTGCTGTACCTGCCTCACTCGCTTCTTTCCCATTCGCATTCCACGTAGCCTTAATTGTCTCTGCAGTCATCCCATACCACTTACTCTGAGGCCATTTCCGAGACTTCATCATATTCACAATTACTTTGTCCGCATCAAACTCTGGGAAGAAGTGGTGCAGAAACTTGGTAATAGAACAAAACCCGGCAGAACTTCCATTAATAGTATAGACGTGTGTAGGCTCGTCAAAATGAATCTGATTATCACGTGGATGACGGTTGCGTAACGCAAGGGTCATCCATGGTTGTAGAGGTGTGCCTCCTGTAAAAGGAGCACCCTTTTGCATAGTATTCTTCATTTTGCGCATGTACCTTAAATTTATATGATATAAGTATCAATTTTTATAAAACCTTACTCTGTATCTTCATAATAATACTTATAAAGTGTATTTAAAATAATAGTATCATATTCTAATCTACTATTTATACAATCATTAGAACTTATATCTCTTGATTTAACACGATAATAACATAAATCAGGAATATCTGTTTCTTTAATACATTTATCTATTCCTTCAGAAGTTAGTATATTCTCATGTGTAATATTACAAAATTTCATATCTGTCATTGGAATATCTAAAGTTGGCATAGTATCACCAAGAAGAACATCATCGGGTGTATTATTTTCTATAGAGAACTTTATTAAAAAATGCATATTATTTATTAATATATTAACAACGTCGTTTGAAAAAATCATACCAGAACCACTTATAAACGAGCCGAACATAATAGGTCCTTTAAAAACTTTCTCTTTAGGAAGATTCACCAATATATTCTTAAGTTTTGGAAGAACCCAAAATGTACTCGTTGTTGCTCTTATAATATAATCAAACGTAAAATTTTCTTTTATAAATTTCATTGTTTTTAAGGTTAGTATCATAGAACCAGGGGTTACAGAATGGTATCCTTGTACTTTTATTATATTATTTTCAAGATCGAGAATATATTCTTCTTCTTTTAAATTAGGATCCAATTGCATAAATAAACATAGTATATCTTTTTGATTAGTTAGATATTTATTCCATATTTGTTTGTTCATTATAATTACATTCGGATCCATAATCCAATTAATGGATGTATCATTTATATGAGGTGAAGCATCAATAATAAGAAGAATTCCTAAATAATGTTTCATTATATTATTGTGTTTTACTTAATTATTTAAGCGTATTATTTAAAGATATAAGTTTTATACATGAGATAGATGGAGAAAAAAATATGGTATGCTCCGAATGGATTCGAATCATACGGAGAAGAAGAAATAAATGCTGTTGAAGCTTGTTTAAGAGAAGGTTGGTTAGCAGGTTTTGGTAAATACTCAATTCAGTTTGAAAAACGTATTTCAAGCTATTTTGGAAAAAAATATGGTCTCTTTGTCAATTCAGGGTCATCCGCATGCTTGCTTGCACTGGCTAGTTTAAATCTAGAAAAGGGCATTCATGTAGTTACACCGGCATGCACATTTTCAACAACTGTTGCACCTATAATTCAATTAGGATTTACTCCTATATTTTGTGAAGTTGGTATAAATACATATGTACCATCGGTTGATGATATTTTTAAGAAAGTTACAGAAAATACTAAGGTCATTATGATACCGAATTTAGTTGGAAACGTTCCTGATTGGAAATCAATTCGCAATAAGTTAAAAGATATTGGAAGAGAAGATATCGTATTAATTGAAGATTCTGCAGATACACTTACATGCACAGAAGATTCTGATATTTCTACAACAAGTTTTTATGCGAGTCATGTTATTACAGCATGTGGAAGTGGAGGTATGGTGATGTTCAATGATGAAAAACAATTAAATCGTGCAATTATGTTTCGTGACTGGGGAAGAATAGGAAATAATATAGAAGATTTTTCAGAACGTTTTAATTTTAAGGTTGATGATATTCCATATGATTTTAAATTCTTATATGGCTGCCTTGGATATAATTTTAAATCATCTGAGGTAAATGCTGCTTTTGGCCTTGTTCAACTAGACCGTCTTCCTAAATTTTTAGAAATCCGTCGTAAGAATGTAGAAAGATATTTAGAAAATCTTAAGGATATTCCTGAAATCTTATTACCAGAAGATAAAAAGAATATAAATTGGCTAGCATTTCCAATTCAGATTAAAAATCGTCTTGAGCTTGCAAAATATTTGGAAGAAAAAGATGTACAAATACGCGTTATATTTTCAGGAAATATTACAAGACATCCAGCATATCGTGAATTCTTAGAGTCCTTTACAAATTGTGATATTATAATGGAAAATGGCCTTCTTTTAGGCTGTCACCATGGAATGACAGTAGAAGATGTTGACCGTGTCTGTCACTTAATTAAAGAATTTTTGAAATCTTCATAATATTGTTTTATTCCATCTTCTATTGTATATTTAGGATAAAATCCATATTTCTGATTTAGTAAAGTAGTATCGGCTACCCAGTTTAATGAATCATATATTTTTCCTGTATCTTGTAAAGCATATACTAAATTAACGTCCATTACTTTTTCAGCTATTTCTACAATAGTTTTATTTGTATATTGAATACCTGAACCTATATTTATTATATTAAATAAATTATTTTCTTTATACTTCATTATTGTAAGTAGAGCATTGATGAAATCATTTATATAAATCCAATCATGGTTTGCATTATTAATGTATTTTAGTTTCTTTGAAAATACAATTTGAAGAAATTTATTTGATTTTTCTCCAGGACCATATACACTAAAAGGACGTATAACACTTACTGGAATTTTATAAGTATATGAATATACTCTCCCTAAAAGTGTAGCGCATGCTTTCGTCCCTTCGTACAGTGTCTCAGGTTCTAAAGTATCTGACTCTTTCATAGGTTGCTGTTTTCTTCCATATTCGCTTGATGAACCAAGTAAAAATAATCTTTGTAAAGGATGATTTCTGCAGTATTCAAGAATTTTATGAGTTAATAATATATTTGATTCTACCATTTTATTATTATCATATAATTCAGCAGCAATATGAAAAATCATATCAGGAGAAAATCCGGTAAGTTTTAAAGTAATGTCATCTTCCTTAGATGACGTTTCAACTATATGTCCATCATTTAATAAATACTTTATTAAATGCTGTGCAATGAAACCGTTTTTTCCAGTTATAAATATTTTCATTATAGATTATATAAAATATATGCTTTAGGCAGATAATATCTATTCTTACATATTCTTCTAATTTCTACTTAAATTTAAATATGATGGTTTATTGTTATATAAAAATCCTGTTACAATATCTTTAGTTAATTCTTGAGGTTTTATCTTAAGTATATTCTTGAACGGTTCTAATATTTCAAGATCATCTTCTGCCCAATGAGTAATACCTAAATATGAATAATCCTTATCTCTTCCAGTGCCTACAAGTTTAACTGGAACATGTTCATGGTTTATGTAATTACGAATCATTTCAAATGGTCTATAAATTACAAAAGGTGTTATTGAATAGCAAATCGGTATATATCCTTCATAATATAACCCTATAGCTATTCCTAACATAAGTTGTTCAGAACAACCAACATTTTTAAATCTTGAAGGAAAGGTGTCGCGTATTTTATCTAATACACCATAACCTATATCACCTGTGAGTAGATATAGTTTATCATTTTTCTGCATCTCTTCAAAGAGTATGTCTACAAATTGTTTTCTCATTTATTATATATTAATATTATTTCTTTAAACTACTTGATAGCTTCAAGAATGCAGATTTTATCTTCCTCATTCATAATATGATAATGAGCCTTCAAACCTTCCATAAACTTTACATCTGGAGTTTTTGTTCTACATAGAATAATACTAGGCAAGAATGAAAGTAATTTTTTCTCAAGGTATTCAATATCAACAGTATCATATGCAGAATATCCATTTATATTAACATAAATTTTTAAATTTGTTAGATTATTCGAATAAGCAAACGATAATGCTTCCCATACACTTCCTTCTCCACATTCTCCATCAGATATTACACAATGAACAGATCTATTTTTATTACCAAAGCTCATACCAACAGCAATTAAAATAGCAGAACCTAGTGATCCTGAACTAGCATATATCCCTCTATCAATATCTCTGTGAGGATGTAGTCCATGAGTATCAAATAATTCTTCTGCATCATAACCATAAAATTTCTCCAATGCTACATACTGTGCAAGGCCAGCATGGCCAGCTGAAAGAATAACAATATCATCCTTATTTTTTTGTGAGTATATTTTTTCTAAAATAGGATAGGTTGTAAGAAAACTTCCAATATGTGCTATACGTTTCTTGTAAGATATTTCTATAATGCGATCCATATACTAGTATAAATAATGTTTATTTAGACCATTCATTACTTTAATATGTGTAATTACATTTAGAGGTATCAACATTAATAAAAGGTACTTTATTAAGTGAATCCCAACTATTGTGAAGTGAAGATGAATATGATATAGCTTTCTTATAATTATGTTCTATAACTTCTTCATATTTTTTATAGTAATCTTTATCAAGTATTTTCAGTTTTTCATATAATTCTCCAATTATATTATGAGATTCTAGAATAATCCATCCATCTGTAACAAAAAACTTAGAAATATTTTCACAGCCATAATAAATTGGAATCGTTTTTGTTATAAGGCAATCAATAAGTTTTTCACTAAAATAATAAGGCTCTCTAGAATTTTCAATAACAATGCTATACTGAAATTCTTTAAACAAAAGTATTTTAGAAGAATGTGCAGAAGGAATGAAGGGGTTCATATTTATATCTGGTAAAATATCGCCACCACTACCATGTCCATCGATGGGTGTTCTGAAAAATACAATTGGATAATCTTTAAGAATTAATTGATTTATATAAAGAGTAATTCGTAAATTATGCGCTTTTGTAACTGTTTTTGTTCCACAAAGGTTTGATATTTGAAATTTTTTCAAACTTTTATCTATATTCATATAATCTTCCTTTATTATCCAAGAACCTCCACAAATTAAAGGGAGTGTTTTATCAGAAATAACTTTTCCTGCATCATAGCAAATAATATAATCAAATTTATCTTTATTTTTACGAAGATATTCATAACATCGAGTAATATTATCAGGTTCCATTTGTAAAAATATCTTCTTATTAGGACTTTCTATAACTTCTATTGGAGTATGGTATATATCTATTTTTTCTAATGATTTAATTATAGAATAATCTGTATTATGATGACCACCAATTAAAAATATATTTGACATATATGTTTTTAAATATTTTTCCTTTAGATGTAATATTTATTTCTTAACATCCCTCTTCTCCTCATAATCCCCTTTAACACTATTGTTAAAACTTACATTCTTTTTCAGCCCAGGTTTAGGACGAGGAGTTCGTCTATCTTCAACTGTCGGACTTTTCTGTATACCGCTATGTGTTCCTTCATTTTGCAGAGGCTGAATGCGAATTTTACTAAGAGTAAGTGCCTCAGGCATACTTATTATTAGTACAAAAAATAA